TGCTTCCGCAGCATCCAACCAATTACTCTGTAAAGGATACAGACCCGTTAAAAGCGCATAATGTTGAACTGACAGGACGTCAGAGCATTATTATGCCCATAGTATCTCCCCACCTTCCCAGGTGTGGAACTTCCTCTTGCGAGGAAGATACTTCGTTTCGTTTCGCTTGGAGACCTTTCCATGTTTCGATAATAAGGGCTGTCCGTCAGAGATGACGGATATGTCCTTAATAACCGATGCTAGAAAAGGTGGCCGAACTTGCTGTGAAGCAACAAGCTGGTTGACAAGAGAGGGGGAACAATCCCTCTCATGTTCGCCAATGAAACGAATCCAATAACTGAAGTAAGGTTCTTCAGTAGTGCGGAAACGACTGGCGACTGCCGATAGAACAAGCAGTCTAGAGCCGTTTGCATGGATTGCACCTACCTCAGATTGACACGCAAGGAACGCGTCATCACCGGTAGCGTAAAGTGGCATTAGGTACTTTCGTCGCATGCTTATTGCCCGTAAACGGGAAATAGCTGCTAGGAAAGTTTTATCCATAATTCCACAATAATCGTACCATCGTTGTGATAACCTAACAAACTGGTTATGTGCACGAATGATACGGTCATCGCTATCGATAATTTTCTTGAGGTATATCGGTGTGACATCAACACTGCCAAAATAGTGAACACCACAGCTCTCGCGAAAGCAAGAGTCGTAATGTGTCTTCTTTTGGTTCATTGTAAATCCAAGGAAAGTGAATGCTTCTTTAAGAAGTCTTACCCCACTAGTTGGAATTATAATGTCGTCGCCATAAACAGCAACGCGGTGTTGAATACCGAGGTAATCACAGACAGATTGAGCAATTGACCAGAAAATCATGGTCTCGAGCTCAAAGGTGAAGCCATTTCCCATAGAGGAAAACTTCTCAATATCAATCGTCGAAGGCTCGGCACTAGTGCCAAGGAACTTGGAGTTGACTGATATACTGTGAGTACGGAGCTTATCGAACGTATCTGCCCACGGAATGGGCAGTAACATCCAGATTAGTTCCTTCGATATTGTGTCACTTGCAGCGCTAAGATCAACGGTAGCTAGAGATTTCTCATAAGCTACACTTGCCGCCCTCTGATTCGCACGTTGCGATCTCAGGTCTATCCCGATAGACTTCAGCTTTCGCCGTAGCATCAGGCCAAGTCCTCCTTGGAGGAATTGGTTTAGGGTAGGTTCGCACGCTATACAGCGTTCGGTCTTAGCACTTTTTGGCACTGTGGTAAACCGACTACTCTCAACGATCTGAAACTCAGAATCGAGGAGTGAAGTCGGCCCGACGGCGTTTATGCCGCGGGCACGGAGCCATTGGATATCGATACCAATAGCTGCACGTGCGAATGGAAGTGCGCGTGAAGTGATACTTAATTGCTTCTCAAGAAGCTTATTAGCCAGGGTAGCGTTTTGACTTGTTATAGTCGCAGTCGCACCCGGGCCCCACTTACATTGGTTTAGCCAGTCATAATTTAAATCACCTAAAAGATCGCTTATTTTTCGTATTGCCAATGAAATTATTGGCGAAACGTGCTTTGGAATACTTCCAGAGCGAGCGTGTCTAAGACGATGATTTGTTGATCGGCATAGTTCCTCCGCTTTGTTAAAAGCGTCGAATGCAACTGCAGTCGGATCGATTCCAAGGTCAAAACCTTGGTACTTGCTTAGATATTCAATAGCAAGATAATCTTTACGGAAGCAGTTGGGATCAATGTAATCCTTTGGATCGATGGGCATAGAAACAAGCTGGTGAAATTCACCATACTTGAATCGAAGCCATGCGCCAAGGGAAACCGGAGTGTCTAAATGTCGCGTAAGGGCCAAGAATAGGTCCCCTACCAGCTTTTTGCTTGGTTGCGTCATTGCATTTTCCTCTGTTAATGCCTACGATGATAGTAGGTAATTGATGAGATCGAGCTCGAGACAAACTATAGCGATTAATACCACGATAAGTGGGATTAACAGACTATTTTTTATCCGGGCCCGCATAAAGAATGCTTTAATAAACATTCTCTAGATTCTCAACGAGGGCTTCGGCAACGGCATCCGCTAAGATATTCTTGCTAAAAGCAAGAAGATCTTCGCGGTCTGCTGTAACCGAACGAGATGCTAAAAAGAACTCATGGTTAGATCGATTTACATATGCTACTTTTGGAGCGGCTGTATAGCCTTCCGCAGTAGCTGCTGCAGGTGCTTCAAGTACGGGTAAAGCAATGTTAACGCGGACTTTACGTCCACCGTTGTTTTGCTTTTTGCTCGAGACAGTAATCGTCGGAAAACCGATAGAAATACCGTCAGAGCGATCCGCGTACTCAGCAACACCTTTAGCGTCGATCTGTGCGGGGTTAAATGTTTTAGCAACGGGCGTAGATTCGCCGTTGTTGATTGTTATATTGCCTAATTGTGGCATTATAATCTCCTTTTGAGAGTGTGTAGTTTACTACACGTTGCGGCAAAATTGCCATTAACGGCGACTGCTGGCTACTGAATAAATCATAGCCATTAGCGACGTAATTTTGCTATAACCCAACTTAGGTACTCTGAGGCGCGGATAATGGATCTCCGGCCCAGAAACACGAAGCTGGCGTGAGAGCGTTAAACGCTCGTACGTACCCTCAAGGTTTTCAAGCACTTGGAACGCCGGATAAGGCGTAACAAGGGTCTGATTCCAGAGGGTATGTCTGACGAAATGTCGGGTGGATTCCGTTGTATAGAAATCCACAAGATAATCGCTATAGCGTCGTTTTGTTTCGAGGGCCTCGAGAGTACCCCCAATGTCGACTATCCAATCAAACACGAAGCTCCAAGGTAGGAGCTCCCATGCAATCACTTTTGGATCCAATGAAGTTAACCGGTTAAGGTCATCTCCATTCGGAATCCGAAGGTGTGCACCGTGTTCGATACGATAGCTGCGTTCTGACTTGATCGTAGTGGACCCAGATATAAAGGTCTCATGATCAGTGTCATCGGTCCGGGATTGGATCCGGATAACACCACCGATTCTTCGAGCTTCGAAGTCGGCTAAGTCAAAGAGCGTCTGCAGTGTGGGACGAATCCCATACACATACGTGAGCCAAGTACTCGAAAAGACCGATAAAGGATCTTTTTTTGTCTTGGCGAGGACACGGACAAGATTTTTCCGTAGGCCACCGCGTATGAAACTCGACATAGCTCTGACCAGTTTACTAGTTTCCTTATACTCTGCCAAATCCTGAGCAAGGTTGAGATTTTCATCTCGAACCTTATCCCAGAAGCGGAGTATAGAGGCGTCACTCACCTGAGCAGCCATTGCGGCGTAATCAGGATGATTGATCTTAGTTACTGGCTGTTTATAGCCAACGGAGCGACCTGATAAATAAATATTAGGCCACCACCAAGGTTTTGTCCATGTCTCAGTTGTGCCCCAAACATAATTATGCCTTTCTATGACATAATTTTGAGGGGTTGGCTCGAGATATGGGACTACAGACATACCATCAACGAATTGATTGAATGAATGTAGACTACGCGTCTGGGTGAAATATCTAGCACCCGACGGGTTTCCTTGGAAGTTCCACGTTAGTGTGGAAGCTTCGTCGTCTATGGTTTGACTATCCGCATGAACCGACATAGTCACCTCCTAGAGCATAAGGCCATCGAGATATTACATCTGCTGTTTTAGCAACAGACGTAAATACTAGAGGACCGATATGGTCGTTGAAGGTAACAGACGTCAGAACGCGATGTAAAGGTGAACGGATCCACCGATCGCGCAAGATATCTTGTGAAGAACTAACCGCCTGAGTATAAAGAACTCCATTCCGAGTATAGCGCGAGTGCAAAAAAGCACCCGGGCCAAATCGAGAACAGAGCAAATTATTCAGACGGGAGATCCGACACTCGATCGAGCTGTTGGATAAATCACACGGTGCATCTTTAAGCACCGCATTCATCACTCCTCTTAAGTTTTTCCTCTCGTATTCAGGCAATGCAAACAGCCAAAGCTGTTTGTAGAACAAGGATACAAGGTAAGAGTTTATAAGAAGTGACTGTGTGGCTTGAATAGGCATAATAGCCTCCTTTAGTTATAAAGAGAAGGCTGCTTACGCAACCACGAACGAATGGCACCAGACAAACAACGTTT